GTCGATAATCCCGCTGCCGCCAAGCTTGTCGAAAATACTGCCAGCCAAGTCTTGAGCGAGAATATTCAGCAGCGATTGCAGCATGTGATTCAGTGCATCTGTCGCGCTCGTCGCTCCAGAGACGACATTTGCGAAAGCCCGCTTGAATGTGTCTGACATTTCGTTCGTTGCAACCGACAAACCATCAACGTTTTTTGCCGCCGCAGATGCCTTGCCGCCACCATTGCCGCCGAGATCGTCCAACTCTGATGCAAGCTCGCGTGCTGCATCAGCCGCTGCGCTGCTCGCGTCGCCGCCGCTATTAAGGGTTTCCCTTAGGTTGGCAATCGCCTCAGACACCCCTTTGCCAGCGTCTTTAATTCTCTGTCCACCGGTGTTTATGCTTTCGATTGCCTGATCGAAAAGACCATCGGCAAGGTTGCCAAGGGTGCCAGATATATCTGACCGCCCAAGCTTTCCGAAGCCTAGTGCCTCACCGAAAGATGTGTCTGCGATAGCGTTCCACGCCGCCGCCATTCCGTTTACCAGCGCATCCCACGACCTGGCTATCTCCGCGAAAGCACGAACAAACGATCCAGCGATAGCAGATGCAACACCGGCCAGTATCTCAAAAAGCCCGCGCGCCGTGTTACCCATACCAAGAAAAACAGATTTCCCAACGCCGCCGAGCGCGACAAGAGCCTCGCCCCAAGAGCCAGTCGCTGTTTTGAGCCGGTCCAGAAAATCAACGAGAGCACCAGCCGCCACAATTAGAGCGCCGATGCCAGTTCTGATCATGTTACGGCGCAAAATCACCAGCGCAGCGGAAATTAGCCCAACCGCAACAACCACTCTGTTGCCCATCCAATCGGCCAACAGCCGCAACCCATCAACAACGGCCTCAACCACAACCACCAGGCCACGGATAGAACTCGTAATGACGTCAATCGCATCGCGCAGCAGTCCGCCTTCGCGCAAGCTGTCTGTGATCGCCTCAGAGAACCGGCCCAATGTCGGGACGACCGCAGTCGCCAGCTGTTGGCCAAACACGCGCGCAACAATGGACAAGCGCCCAATCCGGTCATTCGCCTGCTCAATCGCCGCGACGACTGGCCCGCTCAAGGCAAGGCCATAATCTTCAACGTCCACCCTTGCTGCACGGATCGCACCCCCGCCTTGCTGCAACAGGAGGACCATCTCGCGATTGCGAACACCGAGGTCGCGCAGCAACGCAGTGGCCTCGCCAGAGGACAATCCCAGCTCGCGCACACGATCCGCAATCCGCGCAATCTTCTCGTCCGCGTCCAGATTGGCAAGATCACTCGCCTCGAGGCCAAGTCGCTCAAGGGCGCGATCCGCATTGCCGCTGGTGCCGATATTTGCGATCTCACGATTGATGTTCTGAAGCTCGTCAGGCAAGGACGACAGAGGCACACCAGCCTCACCAGCCGCAAGCTTCAGAGCCTCAAAACCACCAATGGATGACCCGATCCGACGCGATGCCTTTGCCACCTGGTCAATGTCGCGAGCGCCAGCAATGGCGGCCGCAGTTACCGCAGCGAATGCTGTTGCTGCAACTTTCGCGACCTGCTTCATCGTGTCAGAGAGGCGCTTTGTGGAGCCTTGCGCACGCTTCACGCCACTTTCAAAGGCCGCGCTGTCGAGGCTCAGAAGCGCGCGTAGTGCACCAATTTCAACGGCCATTATGCGCCCCTTGCTTTCGCGGTGTCGTGCGCCAGCTTGACCTGCCGCCGGATTTCGCGGATTTCCTCAGCGACTTTAGGATTGACTGGCAATGCCGCACTTTCCCTCATCGGATCGCCCGGCATTTCTTTAGGATTGTGATAGGCAAAAGCCGCGTATTGCGCCGCAATCCATGCCTGCCGCTCATCGCGCCTGGCGCAGCCATCCAACACGATCTGCAATTCAAGCATGGAAACATTGCCAAATCCAGACGGGTCTTGGCCCGCCTCGATCCAGTGTTTGAAAAGGGCGGTCCAGTCTATTTCTGAAGAACCGCCCTCTTCGCGTTTTTTGCGGACTGACCCTTGGACTCGGGGAATGCGGCCTCTGCCACTTCTCCCAGCAGCTCACCAGCCTGCGTTACGCCGATCTCGTCCATGATTTCAACTGCGCGGTCCATATCAACACCAGCTCCATTGTCAGCACATTCGGAAATCAAAAGCGCGAGATCAGTAATGCGAAAGCCGCTTTCAAGCCCATGCATTACTTCGATCAAGCCCTTTCCAAAGTGATCCTCGATTGCCATCATGGCCCGCGTTGTCATGCGGAATGTCTCGGAGTGATCCCCGATCTGCTTTGTGACGCCGCTGATCATATTACACCGCCGCCGTGAAGGTTGCCACGCCCGTGCGCTTGATCGTCGCCGTGACCTCAGTCACGCCCTCGACTTCACGCGGCGCGCCACCGATTTCCACGAACCCGTTGTATTCGTAGATCGCGCCTGTGGTTTCGCCGTCGCCCGGCGCGAGGGTATGCCGCCACTGTGCAATCGTGCCCGCCGTTTCAAGCGCAAACAGTGCGGCATAATCCGCGCTGTTGAAATTGAACGTGAACGACACGTCATTGGTGTCGCGCAGGCCGGTCGTGTATTCCTTGGCCCGGTTCGGCGATGCCATGTGCGTCCGCTCGATCTTTTCGACCGTATGCGTCGGCACGTCTGCCGTTCTCAGTTCAGCGACCGCCGTCCATGTCACACCCACGTCAGTGGACCATTCCAGCTTGTCGCCATAGCCGATTGTGCTACCAGATGCAGCCATGTCAGTTCTCCATTTTCAGAGGTGATGCCGGAACCCGGCGGTTAGTCCCGATGCCAGATCGAGAACGTCAGCGAAACGCGGTGCAAAATGTCCGCGTCGTCGGTGAATTGATCGCGCACACTGTCCAGAAATGCGCCTTGGATCGGCCCGCCCTGATAACCCTCAAGCGCGCTGCGAATACTCCGGCTCGCACCGATAGCCTCGGCATAGGTCGCGCCGTAGCAGTCGATCTGCACGCGCGTTTCCATCAGACCCAAGCCGCCCATGTGCATGTCGCGCACGCCGCTGGTGCGGAACATTGCCGCACGCGGCAAGCCCGTGCCGCTGCCAAGCGTGCCCCACGCGATGGGGAAGCTGACCGCGCCAGACAGGAGCGTGTATAGGTGTTCTTCCATTACCGATTATCTTTTCGGCTTTGGCGTGGGCGGCGAGGTGGGTGCCGATGCGACGATGCGGCCGGAAAAACCGACATCATCAAGAGCCGCGAACCGGCCTTCTATCTCATCCAGCATCGCCAGAATTTTCGCGGCCTTTTCCTCGGCAGCGTTCAGTTCCGACATATCAACCTCGACTTTCATTTCGGCCATATCTTACCCCTTTGCCGCCCTTTTCGCCCGACGCGCCTGCGTCTTTTCGATCTCGTCCCAGAGCCGCTTTCCCAGCCCGTCCAGTATCTTGCGCTTGTGCGCATCCCATGCCGGCTGGAGCATCGGCGTGGGAGAAACAGACCCGGTGAACCGACCATTTTTTTGAAAGCGCGGCCCGGTGCCGAACTCGATCAAATGCGCGTGCGGCGCGCCCGTAGCCCCGCCTGGCGCGCCGACGAACATGTTGACTACTGTCCGCCCCCGCTGCGCAACGCTCTGCGACCGCTGCCGACCGGATATCCTGGACGTGATCCGAAACACGTCATCATCAGACCCCGGCCAAAAGGCGTTTGCCATTTTCATGACCGGCTCCAATTCCTTCTTCATAACGCGCCGGGCAATGCCTTTGGACGTGCCAGCAGGCAACTCAGAGAGGGCCTTTTCCAACTCGCGGAAACCCTCCATTTTTATGTTGGCGGTCATGACGAAATCGGACCGTCAATTTGCACCCAGACGAAAGCCCGATCCGTGATCTTGTCCACGTCCAGAATATTCCAGACTGTCCCACGCCGCACATCGCGCATACGGTAGTCGGTCGTCACCGCGCGCGTTGACGCGCTCGATCGAACCTTTACCTTGAACACCTGACGACCTGCAAGACGCGCCGCCTGCACCGCCTCATCGCCCTTCTGATAGATGATATGCGCCGCGACCGGCTCGCCAGGCGCGAATGTTTCAGAAACCCCGCCGAAGACGTCTGGCGTGCCGCTGGGCGCGTCAAACGCCACGCGATCGGTGAGGCGACCGGCAATCATACCCGCGTCCACCTGTGCTTTTCTATCTTGGCCTGAATGGCTTGCTGGATCGCCATAGCCTTTTGAGGCTCCGGCTGGTCGTAATCCATTTGCACCATCAGCGTGATCGCTATCTTTATATCCTGTGGAACATTGGCCGCCGCGCCATATCCCGCCGTGAACGTAATCGTGATTGGCTCAACCTCATCATCGTGAAGCTGCGGCGACAGAAACTTGTCCCTGAAACACACGCGCGCGCCGAGCGGCCCGGCAACCAACTCATATTCTGCGGGAGCAACTGTCTGCTCGACACCAGCAACGTCCCGATATGTTATCACGACGCTTTGCACATCTGGGAAAGGCAGCGGAATAACCGGATGCCACAACCGCGCGCCAACGCGCCATGTTTGCGTGATGATCGCCCGCCCCAGAACGCCACGGTATCCGTCCAGATGGTCCACCGCCGAACCGATCAGATCAGAAATCAAGATATCATCGTCTGTGTGATCGACGCGCAACTGCGCTTTAGCTTCGGCTATAGTCACCGGCAGTTCCGCCGGTGCCGTGACAAGGGCGGGCGTCATTCACTTCACCTTGCCGTAAGGTGCCGGGTCAAGACCCAACTCTTTTGCCTTTTCAGGCGTCATGCTCTGGCGCGAACCTTGCCGCGCAGGCTTGATTTGCTTTTCGTCAGCCATGTCAGTCTCCATTCAAAACAAAATGCCCGGCGACACCGCACCGCCGGGCCAGAACCGCTTAGGTCGCAGCCATCCCGAGAACCTTGATAGCCTCAGGGTTGTTCACACCGCCGCCGACGCGCTTGGTCGTGTAGAACCCGACATTCGGCTTGTTGGTGTATGGATCGCGCAGCACGCGCACGCCCGTCCGCTCCACGATCAGATAGCCCCGGCGGAAGTCACCAAAGGCAACAGGCATAGAGCTTGCCGCGATATCAGGCATTCCCGGCATTTCAGTGACCGGGAAGCCCAGAAGCGTGGCAGGCTCACCAAGAGCCGTGGACGGCTGCCAAAGCTGACGGCCATCCAAATCGCGCAGCTTGCGGATAACGGCAAACGTCGAGCGGTTCATCACCCAGCGCGCATCACCCGTGAACGAGGACGGCAGCGCATACACCGTGTCAAGGAGTTCATCCTCGGTGATGCCCGCCGCCAAGCTGACGTTGGGAACCATCTCGATAGAGCCAAGCGGGTTTGTGAGCGCCTGCGTGCCACCCGTGACGAACGTCAGGAAGCCCATCGGCTTATTGGTGCCGTTGCCAGCGATGAACGCCAGTCCCTCTTGTAGCGCAAACTCGGTTTCCACCTCACTTGCCAGCCACTGCTCAAGGTTCACTTCGGCGTCATCGAGCATCTGCTGCGTTGCCGCAGGGTTTGCGTAGATTTCACCGGGCGTGAAGGTCATTGAGCCGAACGTCGCGCTGGCCGTCTCGGTGCGTGCCGTCGCCTCACCGACCCAGCCAGACGCGGTGCCGCGCAGGTTGTAGAGCTTCTTGAAGCCCGCCGTGCTGATCGACTGCACCGATGCAATCTGGCGCATCGGCGAAACTTCAATCAGCTTGTCGGTGATCGTGCGGTCCCACTCGACCGGCGCAAGATAGCCGCCCTCGGAATCGACGCCCTTGTTGAGCGATGCCTGGACTTCACCCTTGCGGAAGTGCGCACGGAAAGCTTCGGTATATTCACGATCCCGCACATCACCAGGGCCGGTTCCGTTGAGCGACATTGCCGCGATCTTGGCATTGGCCTGATCGACAGACGCCTGCAATTCCGAGACGCTGGAATTGATCCGATCCATCTTTTCGGTCGTCACGACGTCATCGAACTTGGCGGCGACTTCCTTAACCTTTTGGTCTTGGGTTTCCTTGAACGCCTTGAAATCCTTGTTCAGGGCCTCAATGACATCCTTGATGTCGCCGGTTGCATCAGCGCGCACGGCGACGATCCCGCGAGTTTTCGCGGGCTGAATGAGATTGCTCATTTCAGTCTCCTATTGTTGGAGGGTTAAACGAAGGCCCTCGAAAAGAGCCGATACGTCGCCAGCGTCTTGCGTAGCGGTTAGGGCAGCGTCCTGCGTGCCCCCTTGTGCGTCGGCCAGAAGCGCACGGCGTTCCGACCTTGGCATTCCTGTTTTCGCGAGCGCGGTATCAATCCGCCGCTTCGCGTTGACGTGGCCGACCGTTGCGGCCCGCGTATGATCTTCCGTCACCTGATCGGCAGCGAGGAAGCTATCGGCAAGCCCAACCTCAACGGCCTGCTCGCCGTTGAACCATGTTTCGTTGTCCATCCATTCTGCCGCCTGCGCCTTCGCGACACCAGCGCGATCTGAATAGACAGACGCCATCGCATCATCGAAAGGCTCAATGGCTGCTGCGGCCTCAGCCAGATCATGCCGGTTGCCAATCGCGACCACCCAAGCGTTGTGGATCATCAAAAAACCGGCCTTACCGATCTGGATTTCATCACCCGCCATCGCAATTACAGACGCCGCCGACGCAGCAAGCCCGAGAATGCGAACCGTCACCTTCTGAGGGTGCGCGCGCAGGGCGTTGTAGATCGCCACACCCTCGAAGAAATCGCCGCCGGGGGAATTGATATCGACACAAACATCTTGATCGCCAATGCTGCGAAGCGCCGCCGATATGCGCCGGGCCGTCACGCCATCGCCAAACATATCGGAGCCGATCACGTCCAGAATGCTGATCGTATTATTTTCGCCCGCAGCTTTAGGCGCGAGCGCGGCATTCCAACGCTCGATTGCGTCATCGTCAGGCTGAAAAGCGCATACTGTGGGCAGCTTTTGCGCCTCAAGTTTCGGTAGTTTGCGAAGGCTCATTTGCCTCACCTCCTGTTTGCTGCCCGAGCGGTAGTGGCAGATCATCGCGCGCCGGGAAATCCAATGCCTCGCGCACCTCCGCCGGGTGCATCCACGGCGAATGCCCGCCTGCGCCGAGCGCCTTGGCAAAGAAGTCCGCCTGGTCTTTCATGTTCCCGCGCAACAGCGCACCCGGATTGAACTTGGCCTCATACCTGTTCGCCTCGGCGTCGGTCATAAGCGATCTATCAACCGCTTGTTCCCAAGCCTCAAACCAAGGGTTAAGCCCGTAGCGCACGAATGCCTGTCCCAGAACGTCGATGCCTGTGCCCCAGCTTGTATCGTCCATACCGAGAAACGGGCGCGGCACGCCAAACGGGCGCGCGATCTCTTCTATCTGGTGTTTGCGCTGCTCGATAGCCTGAGCGTCTTTGCCTGTCGTCCCGCCCGGCGCAACTTCCATACCCTCTTCCAGGACCATCGACTTGTGCGCTGCCTCAGCGCCCTCGCGCTGCTCCATGCTGGCAACAAGCCGATCATAGGCTTCCGGCGATAGCTTGCCGGGATGCCGCAGCACCTGACCGACCATCATGCCGTTGCGAAACAACCGCGCCGCCGCCGCCTCGGTTTGCACCGCAAGCCCGATTGCCTCAGCCGCCTGCCGAACCAGCGAAAGACCATTCAGGCCATTCTCCGAAAGCCCGTTGCGCACATGGAAAATTTCGCCCTGTTGAAACAGACGCGGCTCACCGCCAGGCTTCTGCCACTTGTATTCGATACTCCAATCCGACTTTTGCGCAATCGTCACATGCGCCGACATAAGCGGCACAAGCTGCGTGATCCGCGACCCGCTGCGCACAATCAGCGCATAAGCGTCACCCTCGACGAGCGCCTGCTGCTGCATGTATGTCCGAAACTCAAAAGCCGTCTGCCACGCATTCGGGCGGCGGTGCAAAAGCCGGAACAGCGGGTGATCCGTCGCCTTCTCTTTTGTCTCCCTCTCGCGCAGATGAAACGGCAGCATCCCCACGCTATAGGAAATCAGCGAAACGCAGCGATAGACGGTCGTGTTTTTCATTGCCGCCTTGGGTGTGATCGACGCTCCAGAGTGCGTCATGCCACCCGAGCCGCCATCCCGGATAAACTCCAGCAAACGCGGATCATTCATGCCGCTGAAAAATTCAGTCTCCCCGGCCATAGCGCGCGCTGATTGTGCCGCCTCCTGTCTGTCAGAGCGGCGTAGAAAGTCAAAAATGCCCATTCATACCCCTCTAGACGAACAAAAGTCCGCGCTCTTCATAAACGCTCGGCCCTTCGACTTTCTTGTTCTGCACGAACCATCCAATCGCCATTATCAGCGCAATCGCGCCGTCGATCTTGTTGCCCGGCAGTTCCTTGCGCGGATAAACGTTGTCCTTGCCGTCAAAGTGCCCAATAACGTTGCCAATCATCCAATTCAGCACCGCGTTGCCCGGATGATGGATACGACCCTCGCGCATCAGCGCGTCTAACGTCTTGGTGGCCTCACTCATATTTTGCACCGCCTGGCGAAACTCAGATGCAGGGTATCCGTCGCGCTGCAAATTCGTTATCAGATAGTTTGCCTGCCACGGATCCGCGACAACCGCCGAAATGCTCCGGCCCTGTGCCTCGATTCTGATTTCATCCTCGATCACGGCGAAGTCGATTGTCTCACCCGCAGTCGCCTCAATATCTCCCTGCATTTCCCATCCGCGATACATCGGGTGCCGGTCCTCCTCGATAGCGGCGCGCGGCAAGTAGAACTTTGGGAAAGCGTAGTAGTGATCCTTCCCGTCAATGTTGCGGCGATACACATTCAGCTTTGCCGCAATGTCGATCTTGCTGGCAAGGTCCAGCGCCACAACGCTTTCGTCTTGCGCAAAGTCCGATTCGTCTAGCGCTTTATCCTCGCACTTGCGCCAATGCTCGGTATCGAAAAGCGCCGCGTTCGCGTCAACCCAAACGTTGAGGTGCTTCGTCAGGTAGTTGGCCCGCGCCGTCGCAACCTGCTGCGCCTTTGCCGCTGTTTGCATAACCACGTTCGGGTCAACCGACACGCCCCAATTCGGGTTCGCCTTTCTGAGCGTCGCCTCGTCGAAGTAATCGTCGCCTTCGTCAATCGTGTAGATGATCCCAAACGTCGCCTCGGCCGAGGCGTCGGTAGCCGTCCCGCCCAAAACCTTGGTGACGTAATCCCGGACCTCGTAACAGATGCCGTGCTTATTCGCCCCCGCAGTCGTGATCGCCCAAAGCAGCGACTGCGGTCGCTTGCCGATGCCCGTTTCCAGCACATCGTAAACGTCGCGCTGTTTGTGCGCGTGCAATTCGTCCACAATCGCCAGATGGATATTCAACCCGTCCAGCGTATGCCCGTCAGCCGATAGCGCCTTGAATCTGGACGCGCTCCTAAGTTGCGTAATCGCCTGGGCAGTAACGTCCACACCAAACCGCCTGCAAAACTGAGGCATCTTCCGCGCCATCGCCTGCGCATCTCGAAACACGATCCTCGCCTGATCCCGCGTCGTGGCCGCGCTGTAAACCTCTGCCCCGGCCTCACCGTCAAGCGCCAGCATGTAAAGCCCGACCGGGCTGGAAATCGCAGACTTGCCGTTACCCCTGGGAACCTCAATATAGCTGCGCCGAAACCTCCTGTTGCCCTCTTTATCAACCCATCCGAAAACCGTGGTGAGCGCGAAAACCTGCCAATCCTCAAGCCGGATCGTCTCTCCCCTGCTGGCAAGCGGCCCCTTTATGTGACTGCATAACTCTATGAACGCGCATATCCGCGCGGCTTTTTCCTCATCGAACTGATAGCCAGGAGGCGGCGATGCCAGATCGTCAACTTGACGTTGGCACGCTTGTTGAACATAGCGGCACGCCGGGACATCACCGCTCAGAACCCCCTCGCAATAGCGACGGGCGCGCGCGGCATAATTCACTGCACCCCGCCAAACGCTGCAAACGGATCGTCAGCATCGTCGTCCTTCGGCTGGTAAACCTTGGTCCGCGTCGTCGGGTTCCCTCCGAAAGCAGAGCACTGCAAGCGAAACTCCTTGAACTCGTTCACGCCCGCGTCACCCCGCTCAATAACCTCCCACAACATGCAGATCACGCAAAGCGCCTTGCGATCAGAGTATCCAACCCACGGCCACTCCTTCACAAACTCACGCCACGCCTTCTTGCCGCCAGCCTTAAGATAAGCAGGCGGATCACCGACCGGCCTTTGCTCCGGCTCCGAGCGATCCCGGAACCGCTGCGGGTTCTTAGCCGCCGCGCCAGTCAGCTTGGCCTTTGCTGTAGGGATACGTGGTCGCGCCATGTCAAGCCTATTAAATTTCGGAATTGTGGACGTGTGAACAAGAC